AGAGGAAAATTCACAAAATAGTGAACTTGTAAAATAAATTGTATTCTTTCGAAAAGAATCATTAGTTTTGTTAAAACAGTTATATTATGGATATAAGTCTCTTAAAGAAGAGGCTGGCCACTCTTCAAAACCCAAAAGGCCAGAGCAAAGAAAAATCCCAAACCATCTGGAGGCCAGGTATCGGCAAACACTCTGTAAGGATCGTTCCTTCTGTTTATGACAGATCGAATCCATTCAAAGAGATGCATGTGTACTACGAGATCTCAAATCGTATGATGCCAGCTTTATCTAATTGGTCGGAAGCAGATCCAATCCTAGAGTTTACAAAGAAGCTTAGGCAATCTTCTGAAAAAGACAATTGGCAATTAGCTAAGAAGCTTGAACCAAAGATGAGGGTATTTGTACCTGTAATCGTTCGAGGAGAAGAAGACAAAGGCGTTAGACTTTGGGAATTTGGTAAGCAAGTTTACATGGATCTTCTTGCTATTGCAGAAGACGAAGACGTAGGAGATTTTACCGATCCTATCGAAGGCCGTGATCTCACAGTCGAAACTCAAGGTAAAGAAACTACTGGTCTTATGTACAATACCTCTACGGTACGTATTAGGACTAAAATCACCCCACTTTCTGATAACGCGGAACAAGTCAAAGTATGGTTGAACACTCAGCCTAATCCGATGGAGCTCTTTAAAAAGTTCTCTTACGATGAAATGAAATCAGCTTTGTTGACTTATCTGAATCCAGAAGAGGAGATCAAAGAACAAGCAGATGCTGTTGAAACAAAACAAGCACCAGCTGGAGATCTTCCTTGGGAAAAAGAAGAGGATTCTTCCTCAGCAAAGAGTTTCACTCTTAGCACGAAAAAGACCGATCTTGATTCAAAGATCGACGATTTGTTCTCATTCTAATAAACCAAAAACATGGCAAAAGCAAGCGAAAGTTTAAACGCAAAGCTGTCTAGCGCGATTAACTCAAACTTCAATCTAGACAACTTTAAGAAATCAAAGAATCTATCTTCGACTTCTGTAAAATTTAAAGATCCTAAATGGATTCCGCTTTCTGAAGCTTTTAGTGATGGTTTACAAGTGCCAGGTATTCCTATTGGACACATTACTCTGCTTAGAGGACATTCTGATACAGGAAAAACTACCGCCTTACTCGAGGCGGCAGTTTCCTGTCAGAAGATGGGGATACTCCCAGTCTTTATAATCACAGAGATGAAGTGGAGTTGGGAACACGCAAGGCAGATGGGACTTCATTACGAAGAAGTATCGGATTCAGACGGGGTAGTTAGTGATTACAAAGGCAACTTTATCTTTATCGATAGAGAAAAGCTAAACTGTATAGAAGACGTAGCAGCATTCATTGCAGATATATTGGACGAACAGAAAAAAGGAAACCTTCCATTCGATCTTTGTTTCTTTTGGGACTCTGTAGGATCCATTCCTTGTAAAATGAGTATCGAAAAGTCGTCTAACAATAATGAGTGGAACGCAGGAGCAATGTCTCAACAGTTTGGTAACTTTATCAATCAGAGAATCATCCTTTCAAGGAAGGAAAGCCAACCTTATACGAACACTTTAGTAGCGATCAATAAGATTTGGGTAGCGAAACCTGAAACTATTATGAGTCAGCCAAAAATGAATAACAAAGGTGGAAACACAATGTACTTTGATTCTTCTATGGTTATCACATTCGGTAATATCATAAGCTCTGGCACAAACAAAATCAAAGCTACAAAGAATGGTAAGGAAGTAGAGTTCGCTAAACGAACTAAAGTTAGCTGTGACAAAAATCACATTACTGGAGTAACTGCAGTAAGTAAGGTAATTATGACTGTGCATGGATTCATTAAGGACACACCTAATGAACTCGAAAAGTACAAAAAAGCTCACAGTGCAGAATGGAGCAAAATTTTAGGCAGTACAACATTTGACGTAGTAGAAGTAGAAGACTCTACATCTAACACAGACATTTTCGACAAAGAAGATTAATATGACACCAGAACAGAAAAAGCTATTTGATTCTTTAGGCAATAAAGAGTCAATAAAGGAAGTTGTGCAAGAGAAAGAACTAGCGGTTAACGATAGAGTCCTAATAGTGGATTCATTGAACAGCTTCTTAAGATCTTTTACTGTTATCAAACATCTTAATCCTTCGGGTAACCACATTGGAGGTCTAACTGGGTTTTTAAGATCTTTATCTTATACTATTAACTTAGTTAGACCCACCAGGGTTATCTTAGTCTTTGATGGCAAAGGAGGATCTACGAACAAGCGATATCTTTATCCAGAGTACAAAGCAAACAGAGGAATCAGAAGAGTCACCAATTGGGATCTTTTCGATAACCAACAAGAAGAATCTGAAGCCATTACCAGTCAATTGACAAGATTGGTCGACTATTTAAAGTGTTTGCCTGTAGACTTAATATCAATAGACAAAATAGAAGCAGACGACGTAATAGGCTATATTGGTACTAAGTTAGAAGGTCAAGTTACGATAGTATCAAGCGACCGAGACTATTTACAGCTCGTATGTGATAGAATTTCTGTATATTCGCCTACAAAGAAAAAGTTTTACGACGAGAAGACTATTATAAAAGAGTATGACTCTTCACCTAACAACTTCTTAATGCAGAAAGTATTGCTTGGTGATACTGGAGATAATGTTCCAGGAGTAAAAGGCATCGGTCAGAAGACTTTAGCCAAAATGTATCCTGAACTTAAAGATGATGAAGTAGTTACCTTAACTGAAATAATAGAAAAGGCAAAGACTACAGAAGGAAAGCATTACACTAGCATAAGAAATTTCGAGTATCAACTAAAGATAAACGAAAAGCTAATGGATCTAAGAAATCCTAACATACCTGAAGATTCCTTAGTCGATATTCATCAGATGATCGATAATCCTAGAAAAGTATTAGAGTCTAAAGAGTTTATGAGGATGTACGAAGAAGACGGTTTAGGTGGAGCGATAAGCAATTTACAAAACTGGATCTTCACTAATTTTCACAATCTATCAAAATATAAATAAAAAGTTATGGCAGTGCTGAACACATTAAATAGTTATGGTAATGGTTTTCAAATTAAGGTTATTTCAAGCTTGTTAAAGCACAAAGAATTCTTACAGAACATCATAGACGTATTAGAACCAGAAGAGTTTGACAATCCGAGTCATCAGTGGATCATTAAAAACACAATATCTTACTTTCAAAAGTACCACACAAACCCAACGCCAGAGTATCTATCCATTGAAGTCAAAAAGATGGACAATGAAGTACTTAAGGTAAGCTTAGCAGAGCAACTCAGAGAAGCCCTAAAGAGCTCCAATGACGATAGGACTTATGTAGAAGAGGAGTTTAGTAACTTCTGTAAAAACCAACAGCTAAAAAAGGCTTTATTAACTTCAGTAGACTTACTCGGTAGAAGTCAATATGATGATATTAGAACCATTATCGATAAAGCCTTAAAAGCAGGACAAGATAAGCTTATAGGACTTGAGTACGAGAAAGATATCGAAAGCAGGTACAGAAACGAGGACAGAAAGCCTATCGGAAGCCCTTGGCCAAATGTTAACGAGCTTCTTATGGGTGGACTTGGTAGTGGAGACTTTGGAATTGTATTCGGTAGTCCAGGCGCAGGAAAATCATGGATCCTTATTAACCTTGGAGCAGAAGCAGTCAAACTTGGATACAACGTTAACCACTACACTCTAGAGCTTTCTCAAGAATACGTAGGAAAAAGATATGACTCTATATTCACTGGAATTGATTTTCAACAGATTCATTTGCATAGACCTCAGATAGAAGCAGCTATCGCAAATCTTCCAGGAAAGTTGACCGTTAAAGAGTATGCTATGGGAAAGACGACAATATCTACTATTGAGTCTCACATACAAAAATGTATCACGCTAGGAAAAACTCCAGACTTAATTATTATAGATTACGTAGATCTACTGAAGTCAAAAAGCAGATCTTCAGAAAGAAGAGATGAGATTGATGATGTGTATACAGCTACTAAAGGAATGGCAAGGCAGTTTAAAATGCCAGTGTGGACAGTTTCTCAAGTAAATAGAGCAGGAGCTAACGATGATGTGATTGAAGGAGATAAAGCTGCAGGATCTTATGGTAAAATTATGATTGCTGACTTTATTATGTCTTGGTCAAGAAAAAGAAAAGATAAAGCTACTGGCACTGCAAGAATGCACATCATGAAAAACAGATTCGGTCAAGATGGAATGACTTATGGAGCTAAGATTAACACATCAAATGGTAATATAGTCATAGATAATTCAGAGCTTGGAGATGAAGAATTAGAAAATGCATCTCAACAAATGAAACCAATAAATAAGTCTAATTTTTCTACTGATGAAAAACAATATCTAAAGTCAAAGTTCTTTGAACTAGGATTATAATGATCTACTTGTACGGATATTTATTGCCTCAGAATCTAAATAACTAGAAAAATTTATTGTTTAATTACTCGTGGAGTCTATAAAATTCCACAAACTAAACTATTGCACAAAGATGAGTATTTTTAATAAGAGAGTCAACTTTAAGCCTTTCGAATATCCAGAAGTACTTAGTTACGTTGACGCTATTAACCATAGCTATTGGATCCACACAGAGTGGAATTTTCAAAGTGATATCCATGATTTTCATACGAAACTAAATGACAAAGAAAAGAATGCGGTAAAGAATACCCTTCTTGCTATCTCTCAAATCGAAGTAAGTGTTAAAGCTTTTTGGGGAAAACTTTACGACAGATTTCCTAAGCCAGAATTCAATGCAGTCGGAGCTACTTTCGCAGAATCAGAAGTAAGACACGAAAGAGCTTACTCCCACTTGCTAGAAGTATTGAACTTGAATGACGATTTTGAATTACTTTTACAAGAGCCCGTAATACAAGGTCGTGTAGACTACTTGACAAAGTATTTAAAAGGTGCTTCTGATAACACAAACGAAAACTATACTTTAACTTTAGCCCTATTCTCTCTTTTTATCGAGAACGTTAGTTTGTTCAGCCAGTTCGCGGTAATCAAAGCCTTTAATAAGCATAAGAACGTATTAAAAGACATCGATAACGTAGTACAAGCTACGCAAAAAGAAGAAGCAATCCACGCATTACTTGGAACTTACATTATCAATCAAGTAAAGAAAGAACATCCTGATTGGTTTAATGAAGAATTTTATGCTAAGATCTATAGAGCTTGTAAAAAAGCAAATGAAGCTGAAAGTCAAATCATAGATTGGATTTTCCAAGATGGCGAAGTAGAGTTCATACCAAAAGCGGTAATAAAAGAGTATATTAAAACAAGATTCAACGCTTCTCTAGAGATGATTGGAGGAGAAAAGATATTCGAAATAGACGAAGAGCTAGTAAAACAACTTCAGTGGTTTGACGAAGAAATTTATGCAGAAGTAAACACAGACTTTTTTAATAAGAAGCCAGTATCATATTCAAAGAAAACAAAATCAATAACAGAGAACGATCTATTTTAACATGGAAAACAAATACAGGTGGTTAACCCCAGAAAGTCAGACTTTTTTAGAGAGAGATTATTTGTTAACAGGTCAAACTTTAGATCAGAGAGTTGATATTATATGTGCTGAAGCTGAAAGAAGACTAGGAATAAAAGATTTTGCAAAAAAATTTAAAGAAAACATTCAAAAAGGCTGGTACAGCTTATCTACACCCGTATGGACAAACTATGCTACGAATCGTGGACTTCCGATCTCATGCTTTGGATCTTATGTAGATGACAATATGGAAAGCATCCTGCATAATATAGCAGAAGTAGGAATGATGACTAAAATGGGTGGAGGCACTTCTGCTTATTTTGGAAAACTTAGACCAAGAGGATCTGAAATAAAAGATAATGGTCAGTCTGCGGGATCAGTTCATCAAATGCAGCTATTCGATAAGCTGATAACAGTAGTAAGTCAAGGAAAAACAAGGCGTGGTAACTTCGCAGCTTATCTTGACATTGACCACGAAGACATTATGGAGTTCTTAACCATTAGAGGTGAAGGAAGTCCAATACAAGATCTTTCTTTTGGAGTATGCGTTCCAAGTCAATGGTTAAAAGAGATGAAAGAAGGCGATGCTCAAAAAAGAAAAGTTTGGGCTAAAGTACTTCAGATCAGAGCAGAGTTTGGTTATCCTTATATTCAGTTTACAGATAATGCTAATAACAATACTGTAGACGTATACAAAGATAAAAACAAAAAGATCTACGCTTCTAATCTTTGCTCAGAGATCATGCTACCTTCCAGTAATGAAGAGTCTTTTGTTTGTTGTTTGTCTTCTATGAATCTACTTCATTTTGATGAGTGGTATGAAACTGATGCAGTAAAGATGATGGTCTATTTCTTAGACACAGTAATGGAAGAGTTTATTGAAAAAGCATCGCATATTAAATTTATGGAAAGGGCAGTTACTTTTGCTAAGAATCATAGAGCTCTTGGACTTGGTAGATTAGGATGGCATAGTTATTTGCAAAGCAAGATGATTCCTTTCGAATCTTTAGAAGCTAAACTTTATAACGTAAAGATTGCAAAATTCATTAAAGAGCAATCTTATGAAGCATCAGCAGAATTAGCGCAAATGTTTGGAGAGCCAGAAATGTTAAAAGGATACGGTAGAAGAAACACTACGCTTAACGCAGACGCTCCAACAAAATCCTCAGCCTTTATTCTTGGTCAAGTATCAGAATCAAACGAGCCAGCAAAAGCAAACTACTATATAAAAGACTTAGCTAAGATTAAGTTTACAGTAAAGAACACGCATTTAGAAGCTTTGCTTATAGAGAAAGAAAAGAACACTCAAGAAGTTTGGAATAGTATTCTTATGAATGCAGGAAGCGTGCAACACTTAGACTTCCTATCTGATCACGAAAAGCTTGTGTTTAAGACTTTTGCAGAGATATCTCAAAGAGAAGTCATTATTCAAGCTTCACAAAGGCAAAAGTATATCGATCAAGGTCAGTCTTTAAATTTAATGGTACATCCTTCTATTCCTACTAAAGATGTAAACTCTCTTATGTTAGAAGCAGAAGAACTTGGTATCAAGGCGCTTTATTATCAATACTCTGTTAATGCAGCTCAAGCTTTCACTAGGGACATTCTTAATTGCACATCTTGCGAAGCTTAAAACTGCAAAGATAAAAGAAAAACAATCAAAATAATCGTTTAAATTTACTTAAAAGGTTACATATATGACATTTACGTTAAGCACAGAGAACATTTATCTTACGATTATTGTAGTATTAATGGTAGTACAAGTATTTCAGTGGAGATCTATTTTTAAGCTAAAAGACGAAATAGACAGCGTTTGGAATCAGATGGCTATTTTGGTTGGCACTTTCGGTAAAGAAGTAAAAGAACTACAAGACAAATTCAATGGCATTAGAAAGTAAAGGTTTAGGAGACACAATCGCTAAGATTACTCACTTCTTTGGTATAGATGTGTTGGCTAAAAAAATAGCTAAGTTATTTGGAAAAGATTGCGGTTGTGAAAGACGTAGAGATACTTTAAATAAGAAAGTCCCGTACAAAAATAAAAAGTAAGTTATGCAAGAAAAAAGTTATGTGTTAGTGGACGATATGTCCAAGTTTAAAGCTATGATCCATCATGTTAAAGACAAAGAGATCGTAGCATTCGATATCGAGACTAATAGTCTTAACTCAAGAACAGGAAAAATTATAGGATTCTCAGTATCATCTGAAGTAGGTCAAGGATACTATCTTCCAACAATGATACTTTCTAATGGAGAACTTGTAGACAATAAAATAGAAGATATACTATCTCATGATCTAGCCAAAAAATACCTTACGTTTCTTATTGGCAAAAAGATAATTGCGCATAACTTTGCTTTCGATGGACCATTTGTTAAGAACTTTTATGGAGTAGATCTTTTAGATAGTCTTTATGCAGACACATTATTGCTAGTCCACACTGTGCAAGAAGAAGGCGCAGGCTTCGGATCTGGTAAGCCTTTTGGTCTTAAAGAATTAGCTAAGTCTATTCAAAAAGAAATTGGTCTAGATATAGATAAAGAAGCTAACGAAGAACAATTAGAACTTAAAAGCTCTATCAAAGCAAATGGTGGATCTATTACTAAAGACAATTACGAGATCTGGAAAGCTAATCTAGAAATTCTCGCTAAGTACGCTATTGCTGATACAGATTTGACTCTACGATTATACAATCACTTTATTGTTAAGCTTTACGAAGAGAAACTTGATAAGCTTTTCTTTGAAGATGAAGTAATGCCACTCTATAAAGAGGTTACTATTCCTATGGAACAGAAAGGAGTTAGGCTAGATATGGAATTGATCTCCAAGACTAATCTGGAGATACAGGAGT